TACCAGCTCGTGCGCTCATTCTTCCCGGCGGCGCGCGCCATCCGCTACACACCGGAAATGAAGACCGCGATGGTGCTGAAAGCAAAAGACACCATCCGACGCGGGTGTCTGGAATATGACGCCGGTGCGACAGATATCACGCAGTCATTTATGGCTATCCGTAAAACCATGACCAGCAGCGGTCGCAGCTCGACCTATGAAGCGAGTCGCAGCGAGGAAGCCAGCCACGCGGATATCGCGTGGGCGACCATGCACGCCCTGTTAAACGAACCGCTTTCCGCCGGGAGCGGGATGCACTCAAATTCAATTCTGGAAATTTACTGAGATGAAAAAACAACGGAAGAAACCAGTAACCATGACCGCCAGTGCGCCCCAAAAAATGGAGGCGTTCACGTTTGGGGAGCCCTCCCCCGTTCTGGATCGCCGCGACATCCTCGACTACGTCGAGTGTATCCATAACGGAAAGTGGTACGAGCCGCCGGTCAATTTCTCGGGGCTGGCGAAAAGCCTGCGCGCCGCCGTTCACCACAGCTCGCCGATTTACGTCAAACGTAACATTCTCACAAGCACCTACATCCCGCACCCGTTGCTGTCGCGTCAGGACTTTAGCCGCCTTGTGCTCGATTATCTGGTCTTTGCCAATGGCTATCTTGAGAAGCGAATGAGCGTCACCGGCCAGCTTTTTAAACTGGAAACCTCCCCGGCCAAATACACCCGCCGTGGTGTCGAGGATGGCGTTTACTGGTACGTGTCGAACTATGCCCAGCCGCACGAATTTGCACCCGGCTCGGTGTTCCATTTGCTTGAGCCTGATATCAATCAGGAGCTTTACGGGATGCCGGAATATCTGAGCGCACTCAACTCTGCCTGGCTGAATGAATCCGCCACGCTGTTTCGTCGCAAGTATTATCAGAATGGCGCGCACGCGGGCTACATCATGTATGTGACCGATGCCGCGCAAAGTAGCACCGACGTTGAATCACTGCGCTCCGCAATGCGCGATTCGAAAGGGCTCGGGAATTTTAAAAATCTGTTTTTCTATGCACCCAACGGAAAACCGGACGGGATTAAGATCGTACCGCTGAGCGAGGTCGCCACGAAAGATGATTTTTTCAATATCAAAAAGGTGAGCGCCGCTGACCTGCTCGATGCGCACCGCGTGCCGTTTCAGCTGATGGGCGGAAAGCCCGAGAATATCGGCTCATTAGGGGATGTCGAGAAGGTGGCGCGGGTGTTTGTGCGTAACGAGCTGACGCCACTGCAGGAGCGATTTAAAGAGATTAATGACTGGCTCGGGATGGAGGTGATCCGCTTTAAAGATTACAGCCTCGATTCAGAATAAAACCCCAAAAAATGCCGCCTCCGGGCGGCATCACCACCGATCGCCTCAGACGCCCCACACGCCTCGCAACCATCGACAGAACATCATCGCAGACAAGCGAAGCGACAGCGCCGCCACGACGCCCACAGAGGCATAAAATTAAATGCTGTCACCACCATTGGCGCGCAATGCTTTCCCCGCCACGCCTGCCCGCTTCATGGGTCGCTTTTAATGCAGTTGCATCAGCAGCCTTGAGCCGTGCCAGCGCTGGAGCTCGCTGGAAAATCACGCCCTGAAACTTAAATGCAAACTCATGCACCTAATGGATGCACTCAATTTTTTCTACTTACCAATTCTTTTTTCAAGATTACGAAACGCTTTTTTGCATTTTTTTTGGTTAATAAATGTTCTATCTAGAATTTTTATATGAAACATCATTACTCTGTTAAAGCACACAAACATCACTCTTGAGTCGTTTCCAGCAATCAAAAAAGACTCGCGATTGACATTAGGAATGCTGCCGTTTAGGGACAAATCATCAAAAGCCTCTGAACCATGCTGACGCTTGTATTGGTCTTTTATGTAATTAACTTCTTCTTGACTAACAAGTTCAACCAAAATCAATAAGTCCTCAGGCAATAATTCTCCATTCTGAATAAAATAGACACCTTTCCCTAACCACGTACCATAACGATGAAATTCTTTTGCTGTTAATGGTAAAAATATTGACGCACCATTCTCTCCATGCTTAACACTTTTGTATGCCTTAATAAATTTAGAGTCCTTTCTAGCAAGTGCTTTATGAAACTTATTAATTGCCTCAAAACTGCCTTGTGGATGTTCTCCAACCATACGGCAAATTACTCCCAATACTTCATCCGACCTACTTTTATCACTATTACACTTCTTACATACGTGAAAATCACCCTCTCCATTAGTGCGTTTAAGAGAAACAGAAACTTGTGGAATCATATGCTCGACAGTTCTGCAATGTAGATCATTTACAATCCTATTCATGAGGACTCCACAATATACACAATGTGTGCTTTCTCTCATTTCTGTCCTCTTGCATTTAAAATACTAGCGTGACATATCGTTCTGCTCTCATAACCGCCAGTGCTGAGAAAGAGTTCCAGCACTGGCTAGTGTGCTTATTATTGCTCTTGAAGAATCTTTTCTATCTCACCAGTCTTCACACTCACACGAGCGATGACAGTCTCTTTCATTACCCCACCAAAAGCGTTTTTACCTTTGAAAGTTGTTTTTATTATTGCATGGGGATCTTTCGTTAAATCTAATTGAGTGATGTGAGTTTCAACATGCTTATAAGATCCATCATCGTTCATGTTTTCTTTGATAAGTTTTTCAAGTGGTCGATAAGCACCATCCCAACCGCTAAAATTACTTGTAAAAGGATCAATATTTATCGTGGCTGCAAGCTCATCCGGTTTGCTTTCATACACTGCATAACACCAGCCCAAAACATCATTTAATTTTAGCTCACGATCTTTTGTAAACGCATTTTGACTCATGCAGGCATACACCCCTTCAACCGAAGATTGTGGCATCGCCTTGAATTCTGCATAACTACTGATAATTGTGTGACGTTTCTCCTGAGGCTTCCCACGATAATCGCCCAAACTTAAGTCAGCAAACTCAAACTTTTTAGGCTTTGGCGCTTCGACAGGAGCTGAGACTTTACTTGCAGTCGCAACCGGTTCTGTTGGGTAAAGCGTCGAGCCAATGGTCGAAAGCACAATTGCTCCGCCGAGATAAATAAGACTAGATTTCTTTCGGTTCGGCATTTTTACCAGCGAGGGTTTAATCAGACCGGTAATGAAGGCCAGAAACAGCACCAGAGAAAGTATTGCAATTAAGGTATCCATTACATTCCTTTTTTAGTAATTCCCATAAAAAACAACCCCATGCTATCAAACATGAGGCTTGGTTTTTACATTTTTTTCAGAAACTAGCGCCAACTCTCATCTTCCCAAACTTCTTGCAGAATGCTGTCGAGCAACTCCCGATCAGAGTCTTTTTCAAAACCCATCAGCTCGACTCCTGTCGTGGCCCCTTTTTTTACTATGACGCGGCTGACAGGGAAAACGTTTTTCACTCTTCGAGTGAGCTCATCCTGAAAGGCATCCACGACCTGCTGCGCGACCTGCTGACCTTTATCCAAAGTGATATTGATTCGTACCTCCCCCTCTTTTTTTAATCGTTTTTTAAGAGGCTGTTCCGCAAACACAACGGAAAAGGAACGGTTTTTGAGAAGGTTTCCCCGCGCAATTTCAGCAATCAAATTTAATGCAATTTCACGATCCCTTTCCTGACAGACACCATCTGCCGTAAGTCGGGCAATCATTTCTACTCGCTCAAGCATAACTAGCTCGCTCAGTTCTCTTTCCACACATCCTCCGTCACGAGATACTGTATAAACATACAGTATCACGCAATGATAAAACTATGGAAGTAAAAAAAGAAACATTCACGCTGTATGTGCATGATATAGATGTGAATTAAGTGATTATATTTTAGACAAGCTTGCCAGTTCTGCAACGCGTTTCATTATTTTCTGCGCTTGAGATTGGAAGGATGGTGATGCAGAAAATACCTCTCCAGTGGACGAACCTCTGCACCATTTACCGTTAAAACAACTTTTCCCGCCAGCCATAAGGTGCAGAGCCTCGCCCCGGCTGATCGTGATGCCGGTGTTTAAATGTACTTCGTCAATAGTTCTGTCAATTATGGCCTGCTGCTCCACTTTTCCATGAGCATATCGCCGCCCTACTGTGAGCTTTTGCTCTCTCAGGCGATTGGTTAACAGCCGCCTTTCATGCCTGCTCAGAGGTTTGGATAAATTCACCTCAGGCAGATCACTTTCGTACCCCGTACAGTTATTGACAGAACTCCGAGAGGGCGCAGTTGCGCCCTTAACGTCAACGGCCAAATCAACGGCACGCTTCGGAACAATCTTCCATTGCGTCAAACGGGTCAAAATAGGAGTACCAGCTCCGACCTCAGAATCGTAAACACCACGGATGCAAACCGTTTCCTCTCCATACTGGTTAAACTCATCACGCGGTTCGTACAGCGTGCGCACCTGCAGTTCGTCACGGCGAACAAACGGGCCACCCTGAGAATTAACATAACCGGCCCAATCGCCAGCATCAGCGGCATCATGCACAGCTGCAAACTCCACGCTCAGGCCGTGCGCGGTCTCTGTATCAGCGAGGCGACGCAGCTCACGATAAACCGTCACCGGCGCACCGCCGACAAACTGAAACTGACGGATATGCCAGCGAGCCGCCCACGCTGAAACAGCGGGTGCAGTCTCTTTGAGTAACTCACCGCTTTCGTCATCGGTCTCGCCATCAAGAGCGTAACCGTCGATATTTTTTGAGATGTATTTAGCGACATACCCGGTCGCACTGCCTTTCTCCGGGTCAATAGCTTCGGCGTGAAAGCGTGCTTTTCTGGCTTTGTCGCTTTTCAGCTCATGACTATCTTCCTGCCAGGCGTAATCACGAATGACGCAACGCACACGTTCGACATCCTCCGGCAACATAAACATAAGCATGTGCCAGTGAGGGGTCGCGTCGTGATGCGGTTCGGCGACACGGATGCCGAAAATGCGAATGTCTTCCCGATGCAGTTTTGCTCTGATACGTGCCCAAAGACGGGTAAGATAACCCTGAGTATCAGACGGGCTGGCGCCTTTCCATTTACTGTTACGGTATCCCGCTTTGGTTGTGGCGTGATATTTGGATGGCGCAGTGAGGGTGTAAAATTCGCCGACATAGCCGAGGTCATTGCAGATATTTTCGAAACCGCGAATACGCGTCATGAGCTCGCAACGGCGGATCGCAGGGTTGGCGACCGAGCCGTCATATTTCTCAATCAGGCTAATCCGGTTGCCTTCTTCATCCTCAAGTTCCAGCCCCTTGAGAAACTCACGCGTCCGTCGCTTTTGTTCGCGCCAGTCTGATACGCAGTTTTTGCTCGCATAGACATGTTTTTTCTTACTGACATTACCGACAGCAATTTGCAGATGCTCGCGCCACGCAGACGCAACACGACGCAAACGGCCACGCCACCATGTTTCGGTAAACATGCGGATCACAGCGGGAGCAATGTCATTTTTGTCGAAAAATTTCTTTGTCACTCGCTCCCAGTGAGGAGGGGTGACATTGAATTGTTGAGTGATAAAACCGGCGTGCATGTACCAGGTATAAAGCGTTTTGAACTCACCAGCGCTGGCGTCGTCGATATTAGCCAGCTCTGAGCGGATGAAGTTAGCAATGTCACCGGCCAGCAGATCGATATCCGCGCGCGCCATATCCGGGAGACGGTTAAATCTGGCAATCATATTCACCATACGTGACGCCAGATATTGCATTAACTGAGTATCAAAATGACCACCGAAAACAGCTGCAGAAACGTCGCTTTTGATGCTGGTACATTCATATTTTTTGGTGACCAGTTCGAGACGCGGCAATGCCTTTTTGCAAAAACTAATTAAAAAGGCATTGGCTCGTTCACTGCCCTGCATTTGCTCCAGTACGGCTGCCGTGCGGTTAACCTCAAATCGCACGCACTCTGGCTGATGGGCAAGCGCCTTTCGCGCATGCAGCAAAGCCGCGAACATTCTGTCGCGGCGATGCTGTTGCTCATAGGTGAGATATGGGCTGGCTAATGCAGACCCCGGAGTGTTCCACGGGTAAGCAAACTGAATAGCCAATTCATAACCCCCGATAATGCTTTAATTTAAGCTCTGTGATTTGCTGGCAGGTAACGCAAAAGATCACACCCGATATCGCTACACGTCGAGCCTCAGGAATTGGTGCGTCACACTCTTCGCACAGCAGGCGAGACGGTGCTGCATTACGGCTGCGAGCATTGCTGATGTGGCGTTCGCGGTCTTCCTGCTCACGCTGTTGTGCTAAATCCATTGCGTCGGCCATTAGTGCAGCTCCTGTGATTCGTTCTCAAAGCGACAGGCTTCCCGGCGCAGCAATTCGGCAGCTTCTGTGCCGTTCATGCCCTCTTTGGTGATGTGCATAGCCAGCGCCTCAAGACGGATTGAAACAGCGAGGGCGCGGTCTTTGCGTTCTTCTTTTCTGGCATCTGTCAGCAATACGGCCAGTGCATCGCTGTCAGTTTTAAAACTAAGGGATTGGGTATTACGCATAAATAACTCTCCTGATTTCGGGCAATAAAATGCCCGGCGGGTTTACGCCATTAATTTTTATGTCTGGATTAATTCGGCATTGTTAGCCGTTTGGGAAATAAGCTCACTACTGCGCGAAAATGATTCATCGCGGTAATAAGCGCTTTTTTCTCCTCAGTAGTCAGCTCACTTAATTTGAGCTCATGGCGAGCATTCGGGATTTTTGCCAGATAGAAAATGGCGGACAAAGCACGGCTATTTTCTTCAAACAGCGGATCGCGCTTATCACGCATATCAGCAATAAAGCGCTCAAGCTCTTTACCGCTATCACCCCAGTGTTTCGCTCGCAGCTCTGCAACGTAGTTGAGACCGGCCAGGCGCTCACCGGCCATTAACGGCGCAGCTTGAGGCACAGCTTCGATAGCCATGAATCCCCCTTATAGCGGGAAGATAGACCAGCCAGTAAATCGGCCTGTGATCGGCTCGGGTGCCAGCGCTTGCCATCTTTCCCCATGATCCAGCCGTGACCGCAGTGCATGGCCGGGCTTTGATTAATGAGAAGAGAGGCGAATGACGGTTCATTTTTCAACATAGCCACCTCACATTAGACCGAATGACGCGCCAATGCCGCTTACGGTATCAACTGCACTTGCCATTGCAGGGTTAGCCTGGAGGCGAGCCTGTAAAGCAAGGGCCGAAAGCGAGAGCATACGAATACCGGCATTAACGCTCTCAATCATGTTGCTCTTACGAGCCAGGGTCAGGCCTTCTGTTGAAACTGCGCCGCTTGCCAGTTCGCCGAGTTCACTCATGGCTCGCATGACGTAGGACTGCAATTTGTCTTTCGCCATTTCGTTAACCGGCACGCAAGGCAGACAATGGATCTGAGCCAGAAAACCATCGACGAGAGTCGAGTCTTCGGTCAGATCAGTCAGTAGCCATAATTCAGGTGGTGTGAACTGGTGAGGTTGTTCAGGGTTGAGTTTGTTACGTAACGTTTGAACATTCATCCCCGCACGCTCTGACAGCTTCGCCATGTTGTGACGCTGTGCGAAAGCCCGGCACGCTTCGTCGTAGTGGGGATGTTTGGAAACCTGAAAATCAAACATGATTTGCCTTTAACTAATCGATAGGATTCTTTACGCATTAAGCGAAATATCACATTCGCTTAATGCCTGAATGGTAAGAGCGGCCATGTTGATCTCAACCAAACCTTTCTTTTGCTTTCCTTTCGGTTTAATTGGCAATTTTCCGTATTCAATCAGGTTTCTAGCGGTTTCTTTGTTGGTGCCAGTGCGGCGGCAATACTCATCTAATGGCAAGTATGGCTCTGGGATGATGATTGTAATGTTGGGGCGCATAGTGCAAACTCCGTCTGTTAACCTGTACGGCAATACAGGGTTATATAAGGCAACATTCAAACTACGGAGTCAGACTAATTCGAATTTCGAGAAGTGTCAACTTTGCATTCTCGATTTTGAAATCGTCAATTCTTTATGAGCAAATTCAAAATTAACCTTGATGTAGATAGCACCCCTATTCTGGATAGGGTGATTGAGGCTTACGGCTTTACGCAGAAGTTACAGCTCGCGGAACATCTGGACATGGCTGCGAGCTCCCTCTCCTCGCGCTATAAGCGTGGAATTTTTCCTGCTGATATCGTCGTGAGATGTGCTGCTGAAACAGGTGCAAATTTAGAGTGGCTTGCGACTGGCCGAGGCCCGAAGTTTGACGACGATGAATTAGATATCCTCAAGGTTCCACGCCGAAAGATTGTTGATGGTCAACTCTACGAGGCTGGCGTGCTAATGCTGGACAAAGTGGCATTCTTGCCGGGTAAGCCACTGCCACAGAAACCAATGTGCATCATTGATGGTTTCATGCAGTACATCGTTGACCAGTCTTTCTCCGAAGTTTATGACGATGACTGGTTGGTCGAAGTGGAAGGAAAAACGAGTATTCGCACACTCACCCGCATCCCTGTTGGTAAGGTGCGCATTAGCGGTGTAGGCATGGCATTTGATTGCGCCATCGATGACATCAAAATTATTGGCAGGGTTGTGCTAACTGTAAAATAAGATAGGGACTTCATAATGATTGACTATAAAACAGCATCAAAAGATCAGCTAAAACAAGAATTCACACGCCTTGCAAAGGTCGTATCTGATTCAACGTTTGGCACAAAAAAAGAATTTTTCCACTTACCCAATATCCTCAATTCAGATGAGCAACCGCTGGCAGTTGCAAGCGGGGCGATGGACGGAAACACTTGGCTAATAACGCTCACAAACCAGCGAGTCATCTTCCTAGATAAGGGCATGGTTTTTGGCGTGAAACAGGTTGATGTTAACCTTAAAAACATTGTAAGTGTTGGTGGGAAAACTGGGCTGATTCTTGGTGAGATTATGATCTCCACAAGCGGTCAGACATACACCATCAAAAATGTCATGAAAGCATCGGTTATTCCTTTCACAAACCTTATCAATTCTACCCGCAACGCTCAAAACGGCGCACCGCAACAGGTTGAGCAAGCTAAATCACAGGCAGATGATTTTATCTCTCAAATGGAGCGCTTAGCCGCACTCAAAGAAAAGGGAATTCTGAGTGATGAAGAATTCCAACAGCAAAAACAACGAATTCTAAACGGTTAAGTTATGCCTGTAAGAAAACTAGCTGATGGCCAATGGATTGCTGATTTTTATACTGTAGACCGCGCCAATGGCAAAGATGGCAAGCGCATCCGCAAGAAGTTCTCCACCAAAGGGGAAGCGCTTGCTTTCGAAAATTATACACTACAAAAGATTGAAGATTCCCCTTGGCTTGGGGAAGGTAAAGACTCTCGTCGCTTGTCTGATTTAGTTCATCTTTGGTTTGATCGTCATGGCATCACTTTGAATGATGGTGAGAAGCGCAAAAGCTCAATGCTTTGGGCTGCGGAGTGTATGGGATCGCCATTAGCTACGGAGTTTAATGCTCAATTATTTACTGCGTATCGAGCCAAAAGACTTGAAGGTGAATTTGCTAGGACTAAACGCGTATCAAAAGTTTCCCCTCGCACCATGAATCTGGAGCATGCGTATTTCCTAGCAGTATTCAACGAGCTGAAAAGACTTGGCGAATGGAAAGCACCAAATCCTTTGGAAAACGTTCGGCAGTTTCGAACTGATGAAATTGAAATGGCTTATCTAACTGGCGACCAGATTGAACGGCTGTTAGTAGAGTGCCGAAATAGCTCTGCTAAAGATTTGGAAGTGATCGCTAAGATTTGCCTGTCTACTGGTGCACGATGGGGAGAGGCCGAAAAATTAAGGCGTTCTCAGATTTCAGCGGGAAAAGTGACTTTCGTTAAGACAAAAGGCAAACGTAATCGAACAATACCTATTGACCCTACCTTAGTCGCAGAGTTGCCCAATAAAGCAGGCAATCTTTTTACTCCGTGTTATTACGCATTTAGAAATGCATTAGATAGAGCAGAGATAGAACTCCCTTCAGGCCAGCTCACACACGTCCTACGTCATACATTTGCTAGTCATTTTATGATGAATGGTGGCAATATCCTTGTTTTACAAAAAGTGCTCGGACATACGGACATTAAAATGACCATGCGTTATGCTCATTTTGCGCCTGATCATCTCGAAGAAGTCCTACGGATGAACCCTTTGGTGACGAAATAATGAAATGTTTAACCTTGCGAAATTCTATACTTGCGGTAATCGCGCTGATTTCACTAATGCCCTTAGCATTATATTTTTTCATATTTCATGGTGTATTATCGAAAGACGCTCAAGCATGGAGTACTTTTGGGACATACATCGGAGGGGTATATGGACCGATTGCAACTCTTATTAGCGTCATTGTACTGATTATCACCCTTAAAGAAATGCAAGCCAGTAATACTAGAATGTTTGAATATCAAAACAAACAACAAGTCATTGATAATCTTCGATGGCTATCTGAACTACTGAGAAAGACACTTGATAATAACTCAGAATATGTGCATGGGAGACGCGAGTTTTACGACCATCTTAAAACTTTCATGAAAAAGGCACTCGTGAAATATCATCAGCCTGATAATATTTCTTTGAAGTCCGAAGCTATCAAATTGATGAAAAATAATAAAACATTGTTTGCAAACGAAATCGTCATTTTTGAAGAATTATTCTATCGCGTTACACATATAACTAATGAGGAAGAGTACGTTTTATCCGTCATGGTTATCTTGGGCCTTTTGTCCTCGGAGGAAAGATTCTGGTTGATGCAATACGCAAAAGCACATTCCTCAAGTGCAGCAAAATGGCTCAAAAAATGGCCAGGTTTTGATGACATACCTTTAACAATGGAATCTTTGATACAACCAAAATAG